ATTCCCTTCCCGGGCTCGTGACGGGTCGACAAGCTCTCGGCCAACTGTACGGAGAAACTGGTGATAGAACCTGGCCAAATCTTGTTGACCGTGGTGGATTGAACGCCACAGCGAAGATTCTTTAGAATGATCCTCTGGCACCACTTTTGTTGCCGGGCATCCATCAATTGGAAAGCTGCGTTGACGGCGGTTTTTGCGGCGTTGCCTACGATCTTACGATTCGACAGATCATCAACAATGATATTAAGAAATGAATCAACGACTTTATCGTCGCCCGTGATGGCTTCGGATAAAGCGTTTGGCATCTTAAATTTGTTGACGTAGAAATTTACGTATGGGTCGCCAACAAGAGTAAAGACGCGGCACAGGAGGTCATTCTTAATGTTGTTCTCAAGAACTTCCTCCTTAAATAGACGCGAATTGTCAGACTCCAGCAGCTCTAGAATATCGATGATGGTTGACATACTCTAAAAATACCATAAGACCACCCAGGATTGCATCCTGGCGACTTATTTTTTCTTTAGATTGTTCAACTTTGAAATTGAGGAACCTAGGTCGGAATCGGACGTTACGCTGACGTCCCCCAATTTTTCTCCAGAGTTTTTCAACGAATTAACGGCCGTTGAGGTGACAAAGACCCTTTCATCGATCTTGATAGATTTTGATGCAGAATTTGGCTGAAATACCTTCTTTTTATTTTTATTGGTGGTCTTTGGTTCTTGTTTTGAATCTTCAATTTCAACTGGTTTTTGGTTTTGGGAAGGTACAATGGTCGCGAAGCTGTCTACTTCTACCTTTTCTCCCGTATCCTTCGTCAAAGTCGGTGGATCCAAAACGACGACCCCTTCTTGTGGACTGGAGACAACTTTTCCTAAGGCAGAATTAAAATCGGATTCGTTTGGAGCAGAAACCCCCATCTTGTTGCATTTGAGTAAGAGCGTTTGGTATGAGGCTATTCCTGAGTTCTTGATGAACTCTTTTAAATTTGTTTTTCTTTTCTTGAGTAGATCGACTAGCCTGATAGGTGGCAGCCCTTTTATTCTGTAGTTTGCCATAAAGAAGTCTCAGCTAGAAAGTAAACCATTTTTTCGATAAGTTTCTATGTCATGTAACAAATCAGCGATAGCGCTCTGGAATTGCGGTGAAGAGGCGATGCTGCGAGTTCGTTCATCGGTCAAAGATAAGTCCCATTCTTCGGCAAAAGCTTCTGCGAATTTTGTCATAACTCGAAGCACGTAATTCCTAACTGAAGAATGATTCATGATGAAGCCCATCTCTGACATGAGATCAGAGATCTCTCGATAATTGATTCCATCATCTTCGATGACTGTTGCATAACCCTTCAAAAACTTCGTTCCTTTTTTAAGAACCATTGTTCCTGCTCCTCGGTTGGATAGAATATCTCTGACGTTGAATTTCTAACAATCTATTGTTAAGAATATCTTGGATATTTCCTTGCGGGTCTTCTGAAGATTCAGACTCCTCAACTTGAAGTTCTTCCATCAAATCAGAAATTATTTGATTAGTTCGTCGTGCATAAAAGACCAAAAGACAAGAATTTAATAAAGAAATACTGACCGATATGCTTAATAAAGCCCACATCTTAAGTCAATCCTTTTCCACCGGCTATTTGCCTAGCTTCTTCCTTTGATATAACATAATCTTTAGTCGATATATCATCGTGCAAACCAAACCTGAGTCGTAGAATGGCAGCTTCTTTCGGAGAAAGATCCAACAAAACTTTTCTAACGATTCCTAGCATTTCTTTTTTAGCCAAAGCTTCAAAGGGATCGTTGGCTTGATTGTCATCCTCTAACTTATCTTCCAGGGTATTGGAATCGGAATTTGAATCTAGAGGTTGTTGCAAAGAAATAATATTCTTACCCGATTGAATCGTAGCTTTAACGACTGTTTCAGAAACATCTATCAAAGCAGATAGCTCTTCGACAGTTGGATCACAGCCCATGGATTCTTTATACGTCGAAGCCGCTTGCATTAACTTCTTCTGTGCCGAGGCAGCATGGGCGGGCAGCCTAATCATCTTCTTCCGCTTCAAGATGTGCTGACCAATTGCCTGCTTGATCCACCACATCGCGTAAGTCGAAAACCTAAAGCCTTTCTTATAATCGAATTTTTCGATGGCTTTAAGAAGACCCAAATTACCTTCTTGGATCAAGTCTTCTAGAGGAATATTGTGCTGTCCCTTTTGCTTCTTAGCGACATACACGACAAGTCGTAGGTTGGATTCTGCCAATTTTTTTCTAGCCTTGACAGAAACATCTCCACCCTTCTCATAATCCTTAAAAAGTTCGACCAACTCGTTATGGTCCAACTGAGGATATGACTGCAGCGAGTTTAAATAACTGGAGATTGTATTAGATGCTAACTGGAACTGATTTTGGTTTTCTAGCATTTTTTAGTTTAGAACGGTCGAGCTGCTTTGAAGGTTACCATTGAACGAATCATCTTCCTGCTCACCGGTAGCAGCATATCCGAACGCTCGAAGAAATTCATCGTGCTTCTGCGATCGCGTCTTTCTAAGCTGAACTTCACGCTCAAGATAAGCTAGCTCGACCTCCCAAGGCTGGGCATCGTACCTCATGTCAAGAACCCTATTACGTTCGACCTCGAGATATCTAACCCTATCGATGATAGCTTCGTCTGAAGCATATCCGATGTCGTCCATGTTCAATACATCTGGTAGCTCGATGTTGCTGTTACGCTTCTGGTGAAAAGATTCTTTCTCAACGTTCTTGTTTTTCTTAGACATTTTCTTATTATCCGTGTGTAAGTGTTGAAGGTGAAACAACTCCTGAACTATTATAACATCCAAAACAGTAACTGTTCAAAACTGTATGACGCCCCATTCATTGGGGTTTATTGTATAAACGACTCGTTTTACTCCCGAGGCCTTCATCCGTCTCTGACATCCACCGCAAGGTCGAGACATGGCCCATTCCCCAGTTCCCTTAGCCACTCGAGCTACCCAAACAGTAGAATGTGGAGTTAGCTTCCTCACGACTCTGGCTTCTGCATGATGGCTCGGTGCAATATCTGTCGCTGCAATATTCCTCGCCGTTACAAGTACACCATCCCGACGTTCACCAACAGCGCCAAGAAAAAACGTTCTATTGTCTAAACTACTTCTGTCGTCGACGGCCACCTCGGCCGCCAAGTCCAACATCCTCTTGTCAAAGGACATTATTTCCTCTTCTTAATTTCTTGATCGAGAACAAATAAGGCTTGCTTCTTGCACCAAGCCTCTGCATTCGTCATTTGAAGCACACCAGGCCCCCAAGTCACGGTCTTTACCAAATTGGTGAATTCGTAAAGCTCCATGCTGGCTTCGAGGTCGTCGACTTTCACGTACAAAGTATAATCGTCCTCAACCAAACGATGATAATTTTCTCCTGCCTCTTCCCAAGTTCTCATATTTTACGAGACCAGATATCTTAAATGTAACACACAAAATTCGAACAATACACTTATTTATTCCAGAAAGAATTTTTTATGAGCACAAACGATCAACTTCAAACTTCGGCCGCGGGTCTAGACTTTATATCGCGCTGGGAGGGTTGTGTACTAAAACCTTACAAAGACATCGCCGGACTGCGAACCATTGGAGTCGGACACTTGATAAAACCAAATGAGAATTTTCCGGACGGAGTTTCAATCACAAAAGACGCAGCTCTTCAACTCCTCGCGGCCGACGTCAAACTCTGCGAAAATGCCATCAAAAAAGCAATAACTGTCCCACTCAACCAGAACCAGTTTGATGCTCTAGTCTCTTTTGGATTCAATTGTGGGGTAGGAGTCTACAGCACTTCAGGGGCCTGTAAAGCGCTAAACACCGGTGATTATAACTCGGTCCCTGTTAAACTCCTCGATTGGAGCAAGGCTCGGGTCAATGGTGTCATGACGGTTAACCAAGGTCTCTACAAACGCCGCACAGCCGAAGGCGAGCTATTTGCCAAAGATCTAAATCCATCTATGACTCCATCAGCTCCACCGCCCCCGGTGACCGTCGCCTGGGATAAATCCACCTTGACAGAGGCACAGACAATCTTAAAGAAGCTAGGTTTATACACGATCAAGGTAGACGGTTTCT